ACCATATGAGCCGGGGCGAGACAGTGAACCTTGGACAACGGCTAACTGTATAGGGTTATCTACAAGATGAGACGACAAAAGAGAAACAGATTTAGATGTATAAGCACCTTCTGAATCAGCATATAGATATTCTCTAACTGCTGTACCTGTGGCTTGCACAAACAAAGTAGCACCGTCAACAGATTGGGGGCGCATAAAGCCAGTGCCTATTGGCGTTTGAGCCGATATTTTTGCTTTAGCTGGGGTGACAGGCGCGTCTTGAAATGCAGGGACATAGAACTCACTTTGTGACGAGAAGACTTGAAGGTCACGGTTTGATACGAGATGACGTATCTCGTTGGTGACACCGACATTTGCGTCAAGATCAAGTGCATCGCTGTCTTCCCCATCACCTAGATTAAAGTCAAAATAATATCCAGTGCGTGATCCCCACAATCCATCTGGTTGGCTAGGTGTACCACCAAACCACAACCGATCTTCGTGAAATGTAATTGCTTGCGGAAACCCACGAACAACACTGTAAGACTGTTCGTACCAGTTAGATGTTGGCGCATGGTGCGTTACAGTTGGGGAGCCGCCACCATCAACAGTATCATTAGAAGCATGACCGCAATCATACTCGTATCTGTTCTCGTCAATGACACGAGATATAGTAAACGTGCCATTGACATTACTTGCTGTGATACCACCAAGGCCACCAGCATTTGCAATCGTAATTGACGCGCCTGTAGATAAACCATGCAAAGCATGAGTTACTTCAATAATATTGGTGCCATCTTTAGTGCGCAAAGCATCAACATCAAGCTGAGTTTCTAGTGTGCCATGAATGTTACCAGTTACTTGTGTGCTAGATGTGTAGCCAGTAATTGTAGCTTCAGTTTCATCAATCTTAATGCGAACACCAACATGATCTGGTGTCCAATAGGCAATACTGGTTGTAAATGTAACGCCAGTACCAGATGTTGCGCTTGGGTCTATGGTCACGCCAGTTGGCTGGAATTGATAGTAAGGTTGATAAACGCTATTCCCATCAAGAGATTCGTCAAACTCAAATATCCGCACCTCAAAAGTAGTAAGGCCAGTACGAACTAACTCTCTACACAAAAATTCATGGTGGCAGATAAACATAAAATCACCCTTTTGGGCGTATGTAAATTCTACCAGATTGTCGTTATCAATAGGCAGAGCATTGCTATCAACATCAGCAGTGATGGTTTGTACATGGGACACTGTGCCGTTAGTGGCGATGCGGAAGCAATCGATCTGTCCATTGGAAAAAGCAATGATGTACTTCTCGTCATCTGAAAAAATAAATGGTTCAAGGCGTATTTGTTGTGACAACGAACTATCATAGCTGTGACTAAATTCATATATTCGCTCTGTACCGGGGCGATTTATGACGCCTCCCTCTGCGCGAATAAAGAAGTTCTTAACGCTTTCAGCAGCCGATGTGTATACAGGGCTGTCTGTTCGCGATGTCAATGATGGGCTGATCTCTCCAAAAGAGAAGTTGTTTAGCGGTATTCTTATTCTCGCCATTAACTTCGCCTTTCAGAAATAAACCTCGATGTAACAAGTTTGCGTGTTGTCTGTTGCTGGCTATCAAGCGTCTTAGCTTGCTGCATAAGCTGCTGCGCTTTACGCTCAAACATAGCAGCCATTTGCTCATCGCGAGCAATGCCTAATGCAAAAGAAGAAGCAAGTGCATATTCAACAGACAAAGTAAAGTAACTAGGCCAATCTACTTCTTGTACCCTGTATGTATAATCACATATCAAAATGTCATTAGTATCTGAATCGCTAAATACTTTATCGCCATAGATATTGTATTCAATTTGCAATCCATTAACGGTAATAGCATGAACCATCAATGAGCCAGATGGCAGTTGATGCGCTCGATCCCAACGTCCTGTAGGTGCTGCGGTTAATTGGTTTAGTTGCGCTTGGTTTGCCGCAAAACGCCAACGACTAGAACATAATGCTGTTCTAACCGTATCTTCATATATGTTGTTTGCAACAAGAGCTTCAGTAGAAGATGCAGAAAAAGATGTAATCGGGTCAGCCCCAATTAACACCAATGCTCGTGCTGCAATATCAATATCAGAATTAGCTGCTGTTGGCATAAGCGTGAGGGGAGGGCCGAAGCCCTCCCATCCCTATTTAGCGAGTGTCAGTTGCAGTGATCGCTGTGCCATCAGAGATGTCAACAACGCCACTTGCATTAGACAATACGATTGCAATTTTAGCAGCCGGTGTAGCTGTGTCGTAGATCATCACAATGTCACCAACAGCCAACATGTTTGACGCATCGTTAAAGTAACCAGATGTGTCAACAGTGGTCAGGCCATCAGCAGATGCGTACATCCACAGATCATAGTTACCGTCACCGCCAATGCGAGAGAGTCCAGATGATGCAAAAGCCATTACTCAGCACTCCTCTTAGTTGTTGTCAAGAAGTTCATAGACGCCGTTATCATCGATAACTTTTGCGCCCATAGACATCATTGAAGTTGCAAGGTGAGCCGCCTTCTCAGGAACATAGTTGATCTCAGTTTGAACGTCAGCGTTCACACCCAAGCCCACAGCAGTTGTGTGGTAGATCATGTTCTTACCAGCAGTTACTGCTGATGTTGAGAAGATTTTGAAGCCAAGAAATTCCTTAGCAGTCACGCCGCCTGCGAATGGCAGATTCTGGTCACCAACATAGTCGCTTGAAGCAAACTCAGTGATGTTGAACAAGTCTGCATAACCAGCAGGGTGCATAGCAATGTAGCGACCACCGTCTTCTGGAACATCGGCAGCGCCGAGAGTTTCAAAGGCAGTCAACAGGGTTGCTTTAGAAACAGCAGCACCGGCAGAGCCAAGCTGAGTTGCGTTTGCGCCTGCGTCCATTGCGTCATAGATGATTTCGTCAGTCTTGCGACCCAAAGCAGCAGCAGCAGATTGTGCTACAGCTTGACGCTCATCGATGTTGGTCTTCAGTTCATCGAGCTTGTCGATGTACTCTGGTGCATAGTAGTCAGCCATTGTGGCTTCTACGTTGGTATGCGCCAGTTCCATTGGAGTTACGTTACCGTTACGAGACTTGGTGGTAGCCGAACCAGAACCAATCTTCTGGAAGCGAACTACGTTACCACGAACATTGCCAGCAGTGCGAACGGTGTTGCGAAGCTTCGAACCCATGCGCTGATATGCTAGATGTACCTCAGTCTCGAACTGCTTGATAAAAGCGACATCAATTGTGTTCGCCATCGTTTCAGTCCTCTTCTAAAGTTTTGTTTTGCACACTTCGGTTGTCCGTTTCGCTCTTCATCCAGTTGTCCCTGCGGGGCTGTCAGTTAGAAACAGGCCGTATATCAATCAAATGACACCTCTATGTCTGATGCGCAACGCACAAAACGCACACATGCAAACCCATTGACCTTTACAATGTCTTCTCCAAACATAAATCCAAGCCAATGTAGCCAGTTAATTGTCTTCTGATGATCTACAGGAACCACGTTCTCAAGTATATCCCAGCCCTCTTGCATGTACTCAAGCATGTTCCTTGATGCTCTAGCAAATCTACGAGAGTGCTCTTCAATCATTTCTGTGCCAAGCAACCATATCTGACCAGAACTTAATCCATCAGATGAATTTATAGGAACAACGCCAAACATGCAGGCAGGCGTATCCTTATATAAAGCTGTCCATGTAACAGCATCTTTTCTAAGTAAAGGGTAGCGCAACGCCCTCCAAGGCGTTGCGCTATGAATCATGCACTCACGGATATCTGTCAGCCTCAGATGATCCTGCAAGTATTCTGCATGATCCATTGTAGATGTAACGATCTTCACATCACCGTCATGATGAAAACAATCAACGGTAGATTTTGGAAAATCCTTCTTCAACTTGGCGTACATACGCTGGGTCTCTCTTAGCCGGGTTCCAGTAACGAGGGTCTTTCATCATGGTGCGAAGATGATCCTCGTCCATAGATTGAGCAGGCTGAGAACTAGACGCCATTTGTGTCTGAGTTGTATTAGCCATAATATGCTCTAGTGCCTCAATGCCTTGTGCTGTTGAGCCAAGCTGCAACACAGCATCAGACATCTCATCAGGAAAAAACTTATTAGCCCAAAGCTGCACAGCTTCAATACGAGCGTCTGCGTTTTCACCAAGCAGTCTATGTTCGGCATCAAGGTCAGGTTGTGTTGAAGCGTAGAACTCAGCATACTTTTGTATGCCTTCACTAAACTGCTCTTGACTAAATCCCTGCTCATAAGCGTGGTTTGCCCACCACTGAAACAAC